TCCATAAAATAAGTAATGCGAAGCATTATCAACTATAGGGGGGTTAGTTTTAGAACTAATAGCTATAGGCTATCAATTAATTATGACTAGAGATATACAGAAAAAAAAAGAAGAGGGGGGGTATACCGTAGAGAGGGGTACTATCTCTAAGATGGACACCACTCCTGGAAATATCAAAAAGTTGAAACCCACCCCCTTGACCAAAGGCAAAAAGCGTGTTACTACTAGCAAGCCGAAGCCTAAGAAAAAGCGGATGGTTAAGCCTGCTCCACTAGATGCACGTACTAAGATCGGGAAGGTTATCCGTAGAAAAAGTCCGGCTGTTAAAATAGATCCTAAGCATCGCGGAGTCTTAAAAGAGATGAGCGAGAATGGTGGAAAGGTTACGAAGGCTATGATAGCCATGTCATATTCCAAGAGTTATTCAGAGACGAAGCAAAAAGCCCTCACTGGATCAAAATCCTTTCAAGCTCTCTTGGATGAGCACCTTCCTGAAGACCTAGTTGCGGAAAAACATCGTGAACTTTTGAATAAAAGGGCTAGGCGTCATATTCGTAACGAAAAGGGAGACATCATCGAGTATGACGTCGATGATGGTCCAGATACGTCTGCTGTTACGAAAGCATTAGAGATGGCGTACAAATTGCGTGGTGCGTATAAAGCTGATGAGGCTGGTAAGGAGGCCAAGATCACATACAACCTATTTTATAAGCCAGGCGTTCAGGAGTCGGTGAAAGCCTTTGAAGATAATTTAATAAAACAAATATATGAAGACGTGGATAAAAAAGCTGTTCCAATCGAAGCAGAAGTTATCGAAGCCGGAGATAACGATTGAGCAAATTAAGGCTACATTGATGGCTTACGAAGAACAAGAGTTAAAAGATCAGGAAGGGGACGGAAAGGCTGTTTTTCTTGGTGATATGGATGAGGAGGAATATGCGGATTACATGCATGATGAAGTTCATGGATGGAAAGGCTTTAAAAATAAGGTAAAAAAAATAATTTATGATTAATGCAATAGGAAAAAATGTAGTAGTGAAGCAAATAGTTAAGGAGGAAAAAAGCGAAGGGAAATTTGTCGTGGCTGAAGGCGCGCGGAAGGACCAGGCTCTCCAGGGAGAAATCACACACGATGCAGGAGTACTAAAAAAAGGGGATACTATTATATTTGAAGCATATGGTTATACCGAAGTTCAGGATACAGACGGTGAGACATATCTAGTAGTCCCTAATGAATTAGTATTATGCAAAATAAGCTAATACGCAGATTCCAACAACGGACCGCAGAAAAAGAGCGACTGGTTAGGAATGAGAAGGGCTATTTGGAGCACATGCAGCTCATCCGGCAGGCCAAAAGGGTTACGGAGATGGATTTTTGGTGTGAGGAATGTCAGAAGGATGTATCTTCTCTTGGCTTTAAGCATATCGGGGAGGCAGGACGCTGGCCAGTAGCCTGGTATGAAGGTAGGTGTCCTAGTCGGCATGTTTGTCGGCGCAGGATTACTGACAAAAAGGGAGATAGTTATTATCGAAGGTCGAAAATGATGGCTATTCAACGAAAGGAGAATGCGGACGATATGCTATTACCTTCGGACCCTAGATTTAAACTAATATATCCACAACAGTGGCGAGAAATGCATGGCTGATAAAGACACAAAAAAATTAACAGCGGATGATATGTCAATTTTGACATGGATTTTTAAGAATAATCTGGTATCAGAGAAAGGGGACCCCCTTGAATTTGATGATCGGCTATTTTTGCTTGATATCTTAACGGATTGGTCCCAAGAGATTGTGATTAAGAAATGTGCGCAGATTGGAGGGTCAGTTACTTTCAACCTGAAGGTACTATTCGGGATTATGAAATTTGGATGGAACATTTTATATACATTCCCTACTGATAGTGACGTGCAAGAGTTCGTTGCATCCAAAACTAACAAGATATTGTCAGCGAATCCACACCTTTTCAAAGGATTGCCTACAGACAATATCGAACGAAAAGAATTTAAGACTGGTGGGGTGAGCCGTTTCTTGTTTTTCAAGGGAACGGTATCTAAGACTGCGGCGATTATGACGACCGCGGATCTTTTGGTGCATGACGAGGCTTCTCGATCGGACCAGACTGTGATCGAGACTATGAAATCACGTACTAAAGCCAGCAAGTTCAAAGGACGATGGATGTTCTCCAACCCTACTACTGATAAAGATGCGATTGATCAGCAATGGAATAAATCGGACCAGAAGGAATGGATGATAACCTGTGGAAAATGTAAGGAAGAACAACAGTTGGTATGGCCTGACAGTATTAATATTGAAAAACGACACTATCAATGTACTGAATGTGGGAAGAAGCTGACTAATGCTGAACGAAGGTTTGGTAAATGGGTGGCGCAAGTACCTGATCGAAAAATATCCGGGTACCATATTAGTCTATTGATGGCACCTTGGGTGACAGCCGATGAGATCATTACAGATAGTGAGGGAGATCAGGAGTATTTTTATAACTTCGTATTAGGTGAGCCATACTCTCCTGGTGATCTTCGAGTATCTCGATCTACTATATTAGATAACTGGACCCCGGCTGATATTACAACCGGGAAATGGTATCTGGGAGTCGACGTAGGAAATATCAAACATTACTGTTTGGGTAGTGAAAAAGGGATTACCCAGGTGGGACGTTTCACAAAGTGGAGCGACCTCGATGATATAATGACCAAATACAAACCGACGATGGTGATCGATGCGATGCCGGATAATACGATGAGTAAGTATTACGTTGAGAATTACATCAATGTGAATATGTCCTTTTTCCAGGAGAATAAAAACAACCCGAAAACAATCGTTTGGTGGGGGGAGGGTACCAGAGAGGGTATCGTCTATTCGAATAGGAATAGGGTCATCGATCAGATGATTGATTATATATTGAATGCGAACATGCTATTCGCCTTTCGATCTGATTCGGAGGTTAAGACTTATTTGAAGCATTGGGAGACATTGAGGCGGACCAAGGTTGTGGATGGTCGTGGAATTGAGAGCTTTGTCTGGGACAGTACGACCGGAGTGGACCACTATGTGTTCTCTACATTATATTTTTACCTCGCGCTTCTTCAAGGAGGTCATGGTGGATTCTTTTCAGATAATGATATTGGCGCAACACAGAAAATGCTGGTTGGGAACGATAATGTGATGGGAGATCTTGGAGAAATCCTGGCCAGAGAGAATGATTGGCCGGAAGAATAAGGTTTTCCACATTTATGTCAAGCTTGCGTATTTGTGAATAAAGGTGTATAATGAGTATGTTATCTAAGAACATAAATCAAAAACTTCGATGAAAAAAATAAACGAGCTAGACGAAAAACAATTATGTAAACTTGTCGATAACAGATGGACGTCGAGTGAAAGTGTATGGGATGTTGTTAATAAGACATATAAGAACAATACCCAGGCTTATAAAAACGAACCCGAATGGCTTGCTAAAGTTCCTCGAAAGAAAAGTAAAGTAAGAGCTAACCGTATTTTTGTAAACACCGAAGCAGTGATTAACTCTGTTATCGCGAACCCGCCAAAGCCAGTGGTACTACCTTCACGTAATACTGATGATAGTAAAACACTAGCTATAAGGATGGAGAAGTTTTTCCTAATTAAATATACAGAAAGGAATGTCAAAGAGACAATCCGTAAAGGAATGAGGAATTTATATTTCTCACGTCTTATCGTGTTGAAACCATTTTGGAACTCAAAGATAAATGATTTTGATGTTAAGACAATCGACTCTCGTCATGTTCGATTTGGAAAAAATTCTACAAAGGAAGACGATAGCGAATTTGCTATCGAAGAAGTTACAGACAGCCTCTCTGCTGTAATAAAAAGATTCCCTGAAAAGAAAAAAGAAATACTAGCAAAGTTTGGTTATACAGATGATGCAGATGTTTTGATAAACAACCCTCAAGTAAAATATAAAGAAGCTTGGCTATGGGACTATGTAATTTTTAAACTGGACGATCTTATTCTTGGAACTATCCGTAACCCTTATTGGGATTGGGATGGACTTATGGTTACTGAAGAAGAAGCTGCGAATATTGGTGGAGCTGAAACAACCCGAGAGCGACGGAATACTCTTAGCGGAATTAGAGGTCAGCAAGATACTCGAAGAGCTGAAAAAGATACCCAGGAAGAAGTCAAAGAAGGTGAAGCAAAAGTTATAGAGCTAGAAGGTAGTGAGGAAGGGATCTCATTTGAAGCCTATTATTTCAATCACTTTGATGAGCCACGTAAGCCATATATTTTTGCAACAACTTTGAATAATGAAAATATGCCGATTGGTCAGACAGATATGATCACTCAAGCTATTCCATTGCAGGAAGATATTGATGAAACAAAACGAGACATTGCTGAAAACCGACGTCACGTTAATGGAATCACGAAAGTTGATTCTACTGTTATGAATAAGGCTGAAGCACAGAAACTCCGCTTTGAGACAGGTGGTGTTATTTGGGGTAAAGGAGTAGCGAATGGAGTTACGCGTGAGACAGGTCAACCGTTACCAAACTTTGTTACTGAATCAATGCTCGACTCACGAAGAGAGATTGATAATATTATGGCCGCGTCATCAGCTTTCAAAGGACAGCGTGAAGGACAAGAAACTCGAGGAGGGCGATTGGCTCTTATTGATCAGTCATTCCTATTATTGAATGAGCTTACTCAAATTGTTGATTATGTGAACTACGAATTATTTAATTGGTTTATGCAGTTGGCAAAAACTCGGTACACAGAACATCACTATGCAAAGAGTATGGGGAAACAATTAGCTATCGAGACTATTACTTTGATGCAAGATGATTTCGAAGATGGAATTGAGGTACGAGTAATTGGAGGTAAGACACTTCCTGAAGATCGACAATTCAAATATACACAAGCGCAAGAAGACTTGAAGGCTGGAGCAATTTCACCAGTTGATTACTTCGAAGCTGCTGGATATGAAAACCCACAAGAAAAAGCGAAGAACAAAGTTATGTATGATTTGAACCCACCGAAAGCAGTTGGAGTTACAGATGAAGAAATGCAAGCTCTTGTACCACCGAAAGGACCGGAGGATACTCCAAAGACAAGTATCAAGTACGATGATCTTACTCCTGATGGAAAAGTACAAATGGCGAAGCAGGCTGGAATTGATTTGAATCCTGAAATGGTTGTCGCAGATGAAATAAGAAAAAATCGAGAGACAGAAAAAACCACACAGGTGAAGGTCGACAAAAGTGGGCCGAAGGAAGTTGAAGTGACGAAGGAGGAAGAGACTATATTATAATTAAGTGGTGACCAGTGTTAAGTCGTTAAAGAACATATTTTATTCAATTAATTCGATCAAGCGGTATCTTGCAGTCAGTTGACCAAGCAAAGATAATGGCAATCTTAAAATTATTATATGCCAAATTACGAAATGGAACTTACAGGCAGTGAAGAAACATCAGTTGAAACCAAGGAGGAGGAAACACCAACACCCGTAGAAGAAACTCCACCAGTTGAGACGCCCGTTGAAACACCAAGCGAAGAAGAACCTGGTGAGGTGGAAACTCCTGAAGTGGAGGAAACACCAGAAGTAGAAGCCACCGAAACACTTTACGATTTACCTGATGGTAGAAAAGTAAATGCGGCTGATCTTCAAGAGGAGTATAAAAAACTCCTACCCGAGTTTACTCGTAAATCGCAACGACTTGCGGAGTATGAGAAAACAGACGACATTAATAGAAATCTTGAGAAGGAACCAGAATGGAAAAATCCTGACTTTGTTCCTAAAACTTACTCTGAATTGGTAGATATAGCGCGAGCTGAAGCTGTCAAAGAAATCAGGGATGGGTTTACACAGGACCAAGCAAGGACCAAAGAAGTGCAGGATGGGATAGATATGGATATTGCTGAAATACGCAAAGGAGATCCAACCCTAGACGAGAATGCATTGTTTGCTCATGCTAATAAGTATGGACTACAAAACTTGAAATTCGCTCATCAGAATATGATGGATATGAGACAAGCTGTTGTAGCTTCAGAGCAAAAGACCATTAAGAACTTGAAAAAGAGAGATGCTGATCCAGTATCAACAGGAGCGTCACCATCAACCGTTGAGGATGATGGATATGATCCAGGCGATGTTAATAAATACAGCGACCCTCAAGAGTTCTTGGCAAATCTCAAGAACAAAAAATAGATAAAAATATTATGACTTTTTCAGAAGCTGTAACAACAGTTACGAGGAACTTCATTGTTCCGAAAGTATATGACACTATTTCTACAGGTACTCCTGTTTTGATGAAACTTCTTCAAACAGCGAAATCTTGGAAGACTGGTGTTAAATACGAAGTTATCGTCAAATACCAAGATTCTACAAACGGTGGAAACACAGGTATTGCTGATAAACTAGACACAGATCGACAGAATGTTCGAACAAAAATGGAGTTCGAACCAAAAATGACTTACAAGCCAATCGTTGTTGCTAATATTGAAACAACTCTTAACGAAGGGGACGAGCAAGTTCTTGACCTTTTGACTACAGAGTTTGATTCACAAGCACAATCATTGATGCAGTTAATGGCGTCAAACCTATGGACTGGAACTGGAGTAGGAAACTCTTGGGATTCAATCTATAACGCGGCAGACGACGCAACAAACTTTGCAACATACGGAAGCCTTGCGCGTTCAACATATTCATCATTGAATGGATATTACCTAGCGTCAGCAGGAGCAACTACTCTTGCAAAACTTGCAACAGCATATGATGCAGTTGCAATCGGAAACGAAACTCCTGATATTATTGCTACAACTAAAGCAATTTGGAGTACATACGAATCACTTCTTACTCCTACAGTTGCTGCTAATTACACAACTTCAGGATATCCAAAGATGAATGCGTTCGGAATGGTACCTGGATCACAGGCTCTACAAGGAACACAAGGATTTGATGTTCTATTCTTCCGTGGAACACCAGTTGTTCGAGACGAACAAGTTCCAGCAGGAAAGATCTTCTTCATTAATACAAAGAATTTTGGAATGAAGGGGATCAAGATCAAAGGCTTGAAGCAAGTAAACTTCAAGAAAACAAACGATGGTGTACCAGCAGGTGTACCAGGAAACGTACCTTCAACTATGGGATTCAACTTCCGAGATATGATGTCTCCAACGGATCAACTAGCTGAAGTAGGACACATCATTTATGCAGGAGACTTCATAAGTGAAAATCCACGACTGCAAGGTCAAATGGTCGGCGCATCTTAAAAACCACTAATTCAAAGATAATTATATGAGTTTAAAAGAATATATTGCCGCTATCAAGTATGGAAACAAACTTGTCGGAGACGAGATTGAAGACGGGACCATTGAAGCTGCTGATTTAGCAGATGATGCTGTTACGGCCGATAAAATTCTGGCAGATGCAGTAACTACAGCTAAAATAGCAGATGCCAATGTAACTCAACCTAAAATGGAAGAGGGGTCAATGGTATTCGTTGATGTTCAACTGACAAACGCCGAGGTTAAAGCTCTCAGGGCAACTCCAATCGCTTTGATCGCTGCTCCTGGAGCAAATAAGTCAGTTGTGGTTCACAAATTTGCAATCGTCAGTGATGACGCGGCAGGTGCGTGGACTGAAAGTACCGACAATCTTGTTATTCAATATGCTGATGGAGTAGATATTTCAGCAGCTATTGAGGCAGGAACACTTGTTGGAGGGGGAGTACAAATTCAAGTACAAGGGGTACTTGATACTGTTCTTAGCCCGGATGTAAACGCTGTTGTTGAAATTTTCAACACAGGAGATGGTGAATGGGGAGGTGGAAACGCAGCCAACACCATGAGTATAAGAATATGGTATTCAGTAATTGATACTATTGCCTTCACTTAAAAAGAGGAGACTATAAATTAAGTGGTGTTTACCACGAAAGGCCGGAGGCTAAGAACCAAGGGCTGAAATAAAAAAATTATGAACAATATAACATTTCAAAACGTACAGGACTCAAGTACATCACCCGATTTTAACATCGGACAAAGAGCACAAACTCCTGATGGACGAGAGTGGGTTTACGTTAAAGCCGCAGAAGCAATTTCTGCAAACATGGCTGTTGTGCCAGATGCAGTTG